CCCGTTCAGCCGCGGGGCTGTTTGCAAATCCGTTTACGACAAAATCGTCATAATCCTCGGAGGTCGTGCAAAATGCTGCGATGCGCCGAGTGCAGTGAGCCGCTGCCGCCGAAGCGGGGACGTGGGAAGCCGCGCAAGTTCTGCGAGAAGTGCCGGCCGTCGCGAACGGCCGGCCGCAAGAAGCCGCAGCCGCAGGCCGCCGAAGTGATCGTCGCCCCGGTCGGGGTGTCGCTGCTGGCGTCGGTCGAATCCGAGCTGCAGCAGGCCGGAACGCTTCACTCGTCGATCGGTCAGCAAGCCGTCGCTCTCGCGCAGCGGATCATGGCCGACCAGGACTCGGGCTCGGCGCTCGCGTCGATGCACAAGGAGCTGCGGCTGGTGATGGCCGCTGCGACCGCTGACGCGAAGGCCGACACCGGGGATCTGCTAGACGAGTTGGCTGCCCGCCGTGGCCGTCGCGGCGCTTGATCTTGTCGCCCCGGCGTTCCAGTCGGTGCCCGAGCAGGTGGGGTCCGCCGGCGCCGAGGTCGCGGACTTGGCCGCCGCGTGCGGGTTCGTCCCGGACCCCGAGCAGCGGCTGTACCTCGACGGCACCTACGCCGAGGAAGTGCCCGGCTCGGACTTCCGGTCTGGCCGCTGGGCGGCGTTCGAGTCGGCGATCATCTGCCCACGGCAGAACGCCAAGACGGCAGCCCTTGAGATGTCGGTCCTCGGTGATCTGTTCCTGCTCCGCGCCGATCTGGTCGTCTGGACGGCGCACCGCTTCCAGACCGCGATCGAGGCGTTCCTCGACTTCAAGAACCTGATCGACGGAAACGCGATGCTGTCGCGCCGGGTGAAGCGGATCACGGAGGCCAGCGGCAACGAAGGCATCGAGTTGATGTCCGGGCAGCGGCTGAAGTTCCTGGCCCGCTCGAAGTCGTCCGGTCGTGGTCTGACCGGGGATGTGGTGATCCTCGACGAGGCGTTCGCACTGACGACCGCCGAGATGGGCGCGTTGCTGCCGACGTTGAGCGCCAGGCCGAACGCGCAGGTGCGTTACGGGTCGAGCGCGGGTCTTGTGGACTCCGCGGTGCTGCGGACGATCCGCGATCGTGGCCGCGCCGGTGGCGACCGGTCGCTGTTCTACGCCGAGTGGTGTGTGACGAAGCGGTGCGAGAACGATCAGTGTGACCATGCGCTGGACGCGGCCGGATGTGTCCTCGATGACATGGACGCGCTGGGGCAGGCGAACTTCGCAATGGGCCGTCGCATCCCGCGTGAGTCGATCGCGTCGGAGCGCCGGGCATTGTCGCCGGAGGAGTTCGGGCGCGAGCGTGCGGGCTGGTGGGACGAGCCGAAGGGCGGCAACGTCATCCCGATGACGCGGTGGGCTCCGCTTGGCACCTCCCCGGGCATGATCGACGGCCCGATCGCTGTGTTCGTGGACGTGACGCTTGACCGTAAGCAGTCCGGTATCGGGGTGTGCGGGCTGAACGCCGACGGTGTTCCGCAGGTGGAACTCGCCGCGGTTGAGCCTGGCACTGATTGGGTGACGGACAAGCTCGACGCAATGATCGCCGCGCATGACGTGGTGGCGGTCGGCGCGACCAGCGCTGGCCCGGTGGCGTCGCTGCTACCGGACCTCAAGGGCATCTGTGAGGCCGCAGGCGTGACGTTCGTGAAGGCCGGTAGTGGTGACTTCGCGGGCATGTGTGGCGGCTTCTACGACGCTGTGATGGCCGCCAGTTTGCGGCACTGGTCCGACCCGCGGATCGACATGGCGCTCGCGGCGGCGAAACGGCACAAGGTCGTGGATGCGTGGTCGTGGGAACGCGAACGGGTGGATGTGGACTCGATGCCGCTGCGGCTGGTGACCGGCGCGCACGCCCTGTTCCTGCGGCACGGAATGACCGCTGAAGACCCCTACGACCCCATCCAGAACATCTGGTGAGAGGAGGCCGCGTGAGGTACATCCCCGGCGTCCTCGGCGCCCTGTTGGTGATCGCCGGCGCGGCGTGGATTCTGCCCGGCCTCGGCGTGATCGCCGCCGGCGGGTTCCTGTTGGCTCTCGATCGGCGGCTGTGATGGGTTTGTTCAGTGGGGCGCGTTCGGCGCCTCGTCGCGGAGCAGAGCCGCGCTCGTTCCAGTGGCCCGACAGTTACCCGGTGCCGTCGGTGAACTTCGCCAGCGTGAACGCTAACGGCGAGTCCGCTCTGCGGTCGATCGCGGTCGGAACGTCCATCGACCTCATCAGCTCGGTTGCGTCCGAGTTGCCGATCGACGTGTTCCGTGGCACCGGCAGCGACCGCCGGCAGTTGTCGTTCCCGGGCTGGCTCGAAGATCCAGGCGGCGACGGCCAGGGCATCGAGGACTGGATGTATCAGTTGCTGACCTCGTGGCTGTACCGGGGCAACGCTTACGGCGTCGTGACGATGCGCGACCGCACGGGGCGCCCGATCGGCATCTCGTGGCTGCACCCCGACGACGTACGTCCGATGAAGATCGACGGCGAAGTCGTCTGGATGGTGAAGGGTAAGCGGTTCGAGCCTGCCGCCGACTTCGTGCATCTGCGGGTGAACCCGATGACCGGGAACCTCCTCGGGCAGTCCCCGATCGAGCGCCACGCGGTGCAGATCGGAACGTCGCTCGCGTCATCTCAGTACGGCTCGCAGTGGTTCAGTGACGGCGGCCACCCTTCGGCGCTGCTGGTCAACTCCGAGAAGGATCTGGACAAGGCGCAGGCCACGACCGTGAAACAGCGGTGGATGTCGCTGTTCCAGGGCACCAGGGAGCCGGCCGTGCTGGGCAAAGGGTGGGACTACAAGCCGATCCAGATCACGCCGGAGGAGTCGCAGTTTCTGGAGACGCAGCGGTTCACCGAGGCGCAGTGCGCCCGGATCTTCGGCCCTGCGATGGCCGAGACGCTGGGCTACGAGACCGGCGGCTCAATGACCTACACGACAGTTCAGGAGCGCAGGTCGGATCTCCTCACGCTGACCCTCAACCGCTGGATGCGCCGGGCCGACCGGGTGCTGACCAGCATGCTGCCAGCGCCGCAGTACGCGCGGCTGAACCGCGACGCCTTCCTCGAATCAACCACGCTGGCGCGCTTCGAGGCGCACAGCAAGGCGTTGGCCGATCGTTGGCGCACCGTCAACGAGGTTCGCCAGATCGAGGATCTGCCGCCCGTGGCGTGGGGCGATGTTCCGAACGAGAAGACCACAACGACCCCGACTTCGGGAGGCAATTGATGGATACCCTGACCGGCTTCGAGGTGGTGCGTTTCGCGCCGTCGGGGAGCCTGAAGGCCAAGCGCAGCGACACCGGACTCGGCACGGTGGACGTGCGCTTCTGCGAGTTCGGCAACTGGTACCACATCGCCTCGTTCTTTGAAGGCGAGTTCATGGAGTCGGTTGACCGTGGCGCCTTTGCGAAGACGATGAAGGAGTCGGGCGACCGGGTAAGGTCGCTGTTCGATCACGGCTTCGACCCGAGCATCGGCGACAAGGTGCTCGGCAGCATCCCCGACCTTCGGGAGGACGCCGACGCAGCCGTGGGCGTGGTTGACCTGTTCGACACGTCCTATAACCGTGACCTGCTGCCAGGGTTTGAGGCCGGTGTCTACGGCGCTTCCATGCGAATGGTTGTCGTGCGTGACGAGTGGAACGACGCACCCGAGCCGTCGGACTACAACCCGAAGGGGCTGCCCGAGCGGCGCATCAAAGAGGTTCGGCTCATCGAGTTCGGCCCTGTCACCTTCCCCGCGAACCCGAACACGTCGGCGACCATGCAGCGGTCAACGACCGACGAGTTCTACGAGCGGCTGCGCTCCCGTGACCCCGAGCGGGTCGAGACGGTGAGCCGCGCTCGTCCACATACTGCACCCCTTCCCTCCGACGCCGCCCGCTCGGGCACCTCGGAGCAAGGCGCCGCAGATACCGCCCCCGCGCCGGCGACGAGCCACCCGGTGGGACTGACGCACGCGCAAAGGCGCGAGGCGTTTCTCAACTACACGAAGGAGAACTGAAGTGCAGACTTCAGCCCAACTGCGTGCCCGGCTCGACGAGATCGACGCCGAGCGCCGCAGCATCCATGAGGCAGCCGGAGAGCAGCCTTTGTCCGAAGATCAGCAGACCCGTTGGGACGAGTTGGACACCGAGCACGTCCAGCTCCGCCGCGACCTCGCTGATGCCCAGATCGCCGAGGAGCGCGCCGAGCGCACCGCGCAGTCCCGCGCCAAGTGGGGCAGCCTGTCCGTCGGCAGCCGCAAGAATCCGTGGGATGACCTTGATTCGCTGCGGTTCGCTTCCGAGCTGGACGTGCAGGAGCGCGCCCTGACCGCTATCGAGCAGACCTCGTACCGCGGCCTGGCCCGCGTCAGCGATGAGGCTCGCCAGCAGGCGACCGTCCTGGTCGAGGATCACCCGGAGATCGCGCGGCGCATGATGCTGACCGGTTCGCCGGACTACATGCAGGCCTTCCGGTCCTACATGAAGTCACAGGGCAGCCCCGTCTACACCGCCGAAGAGGCGATGTCCGTTCGTGCCTCGATGTCGCTGACCAGCGCCAACGGTGGATACGCGCTGCCGTTCCTGCTCGACCCGACGCTGATCCACACCGGTACCGCCAGCAAGAACCCGGTTCGCCGGATCTCGCGAGTGGAGTCCGGCACTCAGGACAAGTGGCACGGCGTGACCGTGGCAGGTGTCACCACTGCGTGGAAGAGCGAGGGTTCGGCGTTCACCGACGGCAGCCCGACCACTGGCGAGGTTGTGGTCGATGCGGCCATGCTGACCGCGTACGTGACCGGTTCGTTCGAGATCTTCCAAGACTCGAACTTCCTCACGCAGATCCCGACGCTGATCGGCGAGGCGATCGACTTCGCCGAGTCCGATGCCTTCGTTTCGGGTTCTGGAAGCGACGCCCCCAAGGGCATCGTCACCTGCCTGTCGGGTACCGCCGGCGTGACTGTCACCGCGACCACGCGGGGCAGTTTCACCAGCGCCTCGGCTGCCGACACGCTCGCTCTTCTGAACGCGCTGCCGGTGCGGTACGAGGACACCGCGACCTGGCTGATGAACAAGGCGACCCGCCTCACCATCAACCAGCAGATCATCGGCACTGGTGCCGTGATCGTCTCCGAGATGCTGACCAGCCAACGCGAGCTGCTGGAGCTGCCGGTGGTCAAGGCGTCCGCGATGGCGTCTGCCACCACGTCGGGCAACCACCTGATCGTGCTTGGCGACTTCAGCCAGTTCGTCATCTACGACCGCCTTGGCGTGAACGTCGAGTTCGTGCAGAACGTGGTCGATGGCGACGGCCTGCCTGTTGGGAAGCGCGGTTTGGTCGCGTACAAGAGGGTTGGCTCGAACGTCTCCGACCAGAATGCGTTCCGCGCCCTGAAGGCCTGATAGCACACAATGGGCAGGCGGCATAAGCAACCGCCGAGAAGGCCCCGGGTTTCCTCTGTGACCCGGGGCCTTCGCCATGCCCCCACCCCGCCAGCAGAGGACAACTACACAGAGGAGCGAGAAGTGCGTGCGTGCGTCGAATGTGGGTCGCCGGTATCAACGAAGGTCGGTAAGGCAAACCGCCCCGAGAACCTCGAACTGTGGTCAACGTCGCAGCCTTCGGGGCAGCGCATCGACGACAAGATCGCGTGGGCGGTCGAACTACTGGAGCGCTACGGGTACACCGTTGAGCAGCCAGAGCGGTGGACGGCATGAGCGCCAAGAAGACCGTCTGCATCGCATACATCCATCCCGGCCAGGTGTCGTCCTACTTCACCGAGTCGCTGATCGCTTCGCTGTTCTGGGATCAGAACCGACGACGCCGGATCAGGAACATCTATCAGGAGTGGTCGAGCGCCAACGTCTCCGCGTCGCGCAACACCGTCACGCAGCGGTTCCTCGACCGCAACGACGCCGACTGGTTGCTGTGGGTCGACTCGGATATGCAGTGGGACCCGCGTGACATTGATGTGCTGCTGGACACCGCCGACCCGAAGACGATGCCGGTGATCGGTGGGTTGTGCTTCGGGATGAGCAACGGTAAACCGTTCCCGACGATCTACCATTTCGCGGAGATCGACGGACGGCTGACCACGATCCGGCTGCCCCGCTACGAGCCGGATGCTGTCATGCAGGTGGCCGCTACGGGCGCGGCGTTCCTGCTGATTCATCGAACCGCGATCAAGGCGATATCCGAGCGCGGTTTCAACGAGGCGTTCCCGTTCTTTCAGGAGACGCAGAACGGACCCGACCCGGTCGGGGAGGATCTGACGTTCTGCCTGCGGCTGGCCGCACTCGGAATCCCGGTCCACGTCCACACGGGCGTGAAGATCGGCCACCACAAGTCCCACGTCATCACCGAGGACACGTTCCTCGCCGCCCACCATCACCAGGAGGCCACCGATGCCACTGCCGGTTGAGGGCGGACTCGTCACGGTCACCGACCTGGAGAACCACCTGCACCGCACGATCTCGACGAAGGACGACCCGGCCGCGCAGGCCGCGGTGGACTTCGCCACGGCGCTGGTGTGGGATGTGGTCGGGTTCGACGTCACCGGCGACGACTACACGATCGACCCGAACGACCTGCTGATCGTCAAGGGCATCGCGCTGCGCATCGCCGCGCAGTGGTTCACGAACCCTGAGGACCGGGCGCAGTATGCCGGGCCGGAAGGTCTGTCCTACACGGCCAGTCCGCAGATGC